CCGAGCGCGGCGATCCGGGCACGGCCGTGTTCCAGACGGGGCCGCGCCTGGTGGCTACCGACGGCGAGGCGTTTGCGCTGACGGGCAGTGTGCCGCCGCTCGACGCCGGCGGGGTGCTCGGGCTGGCGATCCCCACGCAGGGCGCGCCCGCCGGGGCGAAGGTCAAGGGGACGCTCTCGCTGGTGCGCTAGGAGGGCGTATGCCAACGATATACGCGAGGCAGCCGTGCACAACAGCGTTAAGACTTTTAGGGGTTGCGGCGGCAGAGCAGCCGATCGATGCCGACCAAGCCGACCGCGCTTTGTCCGCGCTGAATAGCCTTCTTGACGCGTGGTCGACGGACAACCTCCTCAGTTGGACACGGCCAAAAATCCCATTGGCCCTTCTTCCAGGCCAGCAGGTCTACACGTGGGGGGACACCGTGCCCCCCTGCGACATCCCGGGCATTCCCCCCGTGCGCCTCGACCTGTGCCTCTTGGATATTGGCGGGGAGCCCGTGCAGGACTGGCAGGTCACGGTGCTCGACCAGGACCAGTATCAGACCTCCGTGTGGCTCAAGGCCATGCCATCGACCTACGTCGAGTACGTGTATCTGGAGGATACGCAGCCGGTAAAACTGTTGTACGTGTGGCCGGTGCCGCACTACCCCGGCACCACGCTGCAGCTCCTGCCGTGGCCGGCACAGCCGCAGTACACGCATTGGGATGAAGGGCTGGAGTGGCCGAACGGATACCTACGGACCTTCAGCTTCAATCTGGCCGTGGAGCTGGGGCTGGAGTACGGCATCGAGGCCTCGCCCACCGTGCAACGCATTGCCGAGCAGACGAAGCGCGATCTGGCGGTGGTGAACGCGCGCGTCGGGCGGCTGTCGCTCTACCCCGGGCAGGCGGCGCGAAGTAGTGGCTGGGCCGCATTTCAGAGTGGGAGACCGTCTTAGCGCCGATCCGTGCCGAGAAAGCGGGCGATCTCCTTGAGCATCTCCTGGCTGCGCTCATGCGCACGCAGGCCAACACGGTGGATGTCCCAGAGCATGGCGCCAAGGATGGCGAACAGGAAGACGAGGGTCAGGGTATCGATGGTCATGAGGCTTGCTCCTTCGCGGCAACGAGGGCGAAATAGGCGTGAATACGCTTGAGGATCACGGCGGCTTTCCGTTTCCCGAAGCGCTTGGTCAGCCAGGGCTCAGGGTCTTTATCTGACTTGGAGTTGTTACAGCCACCAAGGCCGTGGCCCAGAGGAATCATATTGGTAGCGATAGTGCCAGGACAGGCTGTCGAGGTTATGGGTATCCAATGATCCATAGAGACGATCCATTCAAAACCCTCTTCTCGCTTACAGATGGCGCAGGAGTAGTGAAAATACTGCCGACAGAAGGCTTGCTCTATCACGGTGAAAGTGTCAGGGAGACCACGTTTGCGTGCACGGCGGCGCTCGGCCTTCAAGATAACGTATTCAGGAGGTGTAAGGTCATAGGTGCGTACAGTTTGACGCCGTTTTTCAGGATTGGCGAGTCCATAGGCAAGACGACGCACAGCGATCTCTTCCGCATGTCGCAGGCGATAGGTAGCATCATGCGTGAGTCTTTGTTTAGGATCAGCAAGGCGTTTAAGGCGTTGTTGTTCCTGTCTTTTCACACGATTGGCGGCATGGTAGATCAGATCATAAGCACGCTTCTGAGCCCGATGAGCCTCTTTCAAGGCAGGATCAAGGGCTTCTTGTTCACGCAGATGCGCATAGTAGGCACGGCTAAAGGCGCGATTGTAGGCTTTCTGGGCTTCAGAGCCTCTGTAGGACATGGGCCTCTCCCTCAGATGAGAGTCTCATGATGTGGTACGGCAACCTGCTGAGACAGGCGTTCGCGTTGCAATCGCTAGCCGTACCGTGTGCAAGTATAGCACACGAGGGTTTAGGTAATTATATCCTAGTGGTGGGATAAAAGCGATGGCCGAGCTTCCGGGGTTTTGTGGGCCTACTGGTACTGTTAGGTCTCCTAATGCTGCCTGTGACCGTCTTTTAAATATGTATGTCGAACAGGTAGAGTCTGATAGGAAGCGGTACGTCTTATACTCTATGCCGGGTCTGCGTCAAGTGGCGCTTCTACCTTCAGGCCCGATACGAGGATTATACGAGGCTACAAATGGTAGGGTATTCTGTGCTACATCTACTGGGCTTTTCGAGATTTTTAGTGGTTGGAGCTTTTTGAGTAGAGGGACTATTCATACTGGAACAACTCCTGCTAGCTTCAGCGATGACGGCGTGCACATGGTCTTCACCGTGGACGGCGTCGGCTACGGGTATGCGTTCGCGACCGACGCGCTGACGCCGCTGCCGCTCACCGGGCCGCAGACGTTTGGGCAGGTGGCGTATCTCGATGGCAGGATCCTCGTCCATGAACCGGGCACGCGCCACTGGTGGTTTAGTGGCCACTTCAATGCCCTGGTCTGGGACCCCCTGGCCTTCTACGAGGCCGAGGGCAGGGCGGATGACGTGATGACGCTCATCAGCGATCACCGCGACGTCGTCGTCGGCGGCACGCAAAGTATCGAGTTCTGGCAGTCGACAGGCCGCCCCTTCCCCGATCCGGCGGGCATTGGCCCCTATGCGCGCATGAACAACGTCTTTCTGGAGCAGGGCATCGAGACGCCGTACACGCTGGCCGCGCTGGATAATCAGGTGTATTTCCTGGGCGGCAGTCCCCGCGGTGAAGGCCCTGTTTGGCGCCTGAACGGGTACGCCCCAGAGCGGATCTCGACGCATGCGCTCGAATCCGCCATGAGCCGCATGCCGACTGTAGGCGATGCCATCGCCTGCACCGCCAGGCACGGCGGGCACGCCTGGTACGTGTTGTCGTTTCTCAGTGGCAATCAAACATGGGCGTATGACACAGCCACCCAGGCATGGGCAGAATGGCCGTGTCTCCTGGAGGATGGGTCTTTCGGACAGTACCCGAGTCACACGCATTGCTCGGCTTTTTCTGAGCATCTTTGGGGTGATAGAAACACTGGCGCTCTGTATCTGTGGGACATAGATTACCATAAGTTTGGCCAGAGCACCCGCGTATGCAGGCGTACCTCTCCGCATGTGAGACATGAACACAACCGTCTCCGCTACAACCAATTTCGTCTTGACGCTGAAATGGGTGTTGGCTTGGATGGCGGTCAAATTCCAGGCGCAGATCCGCAAATCATGCTGCGAACAAGCACCGATGCAGGGCATTCGTTTGGCCACGGGAGATGGCGCTCTGCTGGCAAGATCGGAGCGAGGCGCCAGCAGGCCGTCTGGTATGGGCTTGGTCAGAGCCGCGACATGGTTTTCGAGATTACGGTCACTGATCCAGTCAAAATAGCATTCTTAGCAGCGTACCTATAGGTTTCATGAGGTTTTCTTTTTCCTTGGTGGTGTAATGGTCAAGAACAACGGCTGAACAGGGCACAGCGGAGCTTTTCGCCCCTTCTTTGAGTTACAGGAGCCGCAGGCAGGGACAACGTTGTGTACGGTATGTGGCCCTTCAGGTCCTACGGGAGTGATGTGATCTTGCGTGAGGCGTTGCATCTTACGGCTACAATAGACGCAACGGTAGCCGTAATGCTCTTTCATCTCACGCCATTGGGCGGCGGTCAGGTCATTGATGGTGGCTCCAGCTTTGCGGGCTCTCCGTCGATGTGTAGCTGCTATGACTTTTTCAGGATTGGCTTTCTGCCATGCTGAAAGTGCAGCACGTCTTTTGGCGCGAGCAATTGGATCGTCTTTATGCGCTTCATAATACGCTTTACTGATAGCATTGAAATGGTCTCTATGGGCCGCACGATACGCACGATTCTTCGCCTTGCGTTCTTCTTGATGGGAGTGATAGTACGCTTTGCTAATCACCTGAAGTCGTTCGCGATTTTTCGCCTGAGAGATTTTTTTGTATGCACGAGCCCTCGCAAGGCGTGTCTCTTTATTCGCTGCCTCGTAGGCGCGGCTTTGTGCGCGCAGTTTTTCTCTGTTCACGTCGCGATAGACGACGGCCTTTGCGGCAAGTTCTTCTTTGTGCTCGGCAGCATAGGCACGATTATAGGCAGTGGTCTTTTGGTTGTGAGTACGGCGATAGGCACGACTGTAGGCACGCGCAACTTCAGGGTCTTTATGCGGCATGAGTCCATCCTCCGTCGATGGGTCCGGTTTGGTGTGTGGGACAACGCGCCGGAAACGCGCTTTCGGGTTGCAATCCCTAGTCCCACAAGCGAAGTATACCCTAGAAGTATACCATAGTTTAAGGTGGAATACCAGTGGCCGACATCCTCGCGCCCGCCCCTGCCCGGGAAGCCCTCATCCAGCCTGGGGCCATCATCACGCCTCCCTGGCAACGGTGGCTTTCGGACGTCGCGCGCCAGCTTGGCCAGGCGCAGGTGGACCTTGCCGTCTTACGTCGGGACGTGGACGCCCTGCGGAGCGATCTCGACGCCTTCGAGGCCCTCGTGGCCACGCTCCAGGCCGAGCTGGACGCGCTCGCCGCCCAGGTGGCCGCCCTCGTGCAGCCGCAGACGACGACGCTTACCGTGGCCGTGAGTGGCGCGGCGGGGCTCACGTTCGCCGCCATGGCCCCGGCTGGGGCGCAGGTGGTGGGGGTCACGTGGCGCATAGTCACGACGTTCACGGGCACGCTGACCGGGCTGCTGGTAGGCGATAGCGTCGTGGCGGATCGCTGGGGCGTTGCGGCTGCCGTGACCGCAGGCACCACGGGCAGTAGCACCGGCTGGCGTGGCCAGGGCGGTTTCACGGTGCCGAGTGCGTATCAGGTGCTGGCGCAGCCCGTGGGCGCGGGGTACGGCGCGGCCGGGGCGCTGACGTGTCAGTGTACGTGGTGGCCGGCGCTGCTGCCGCCGCCGTAGGAGGTGCTGAGTGGCCAAGTGGTATGTTCCTGGCACGGGCATTGTGGACGAGAGCGAGGAAGGGGCGAACATCCCTGAACCTGGCGAGATCACCTTGCCGAATGGCGAGAAGATCACCTGGGGTATCGAGGGCACGACGAAACTGCCGGAGTATCGCAATACGGCGCAGTATGGGCACGAGGCCTTTCAGTGGGCGCCGGAGCACCGTGCCTGGCAGGGGAGTATGCCGGAGACCGCGCCGGGCTATGTGACGGAGCTCCTGGCCTTGCGGGACCGGGTCCGTGCGGGGCAGGCGCAGCCCTGGGAGCGGGAGCAGTATCAGCAGTGGGAGCAGCAAGCCAGGGCGATTCCCACTCGCGACATCAGCCAGTTACAGGCCGGCTGGCAGGGGGAGTACGCCGGGGAGCACGCCAACAAAGACTGGTGGACGTCGCTCGATCCCGGCAGCCCGGACGTGGGCGGGATTGTGCTCACCTTGCGCGACAAGCTCGAAGCCGGGAAGGCCTCCACGCAGGAACGCGACTTGTACCGCAAGGTTGTGGGCATGGCGGGCGATTGGGACTATCGGGCCAGTGTGCCGCAGGCGAGTGATGCCTTTAACCCGCTGGGCGACAACCTCATCGGCGCGCTCGGCGTGCTGGGCCTGGGGGCCACGGGTGGCTTGGCCGCCGCTCCCTTGTTTGCGGGGGGCGCGGGCCTGGCCACCACGCTCGGGAGCCTCGGCACGCTCTCGGGCATCGCGGGCACCGGGGCGGGCGTCCTTGGGCACGCCACCAACCAGCCGTGGTTGCGGAACCTGGGCCTGGGGCTGGGCATCGCGGGCGGGCTGGCCGGGGGCATTGGCGGCCTGACCAACGTGCTGGGCGGGGGCATCCACTCGCTCAGTGATGCGGCGCGCCTGGCGCAGAGTGCCGGGCGGATCACGGGGTCGCTGGGGCGCATCCCGGGGGCCGACCCGCTCCAGCAGGCCAGTCGCTATCTCGGGCTGGCGGGGCAACTTGGGCAGGCGGGGAGTGGCGTGCAGGGCTTACTCGGGGCCGCCAAAGGCGTCACGCAGGGCGTCATGCAGGGACTGGCCCGGCGGCGGCAGCCCACCCTGGCGAACCTGCACAGGTCAACCACCCAAGGATAAATCCTTGGGCTTGTAGCTGGCTTACACGACACAGAGGGTAGCCCTGTTCGATGCGCTACTTTACGAGAAGTACCTTCTCGCGTTAGGCCGATTGACTGCGGCCTGTGTACCTTGATGCCTTTTAACTCGGGAAAGAAGTATGGCGGCACAACCAGAGCCCAACCGTTTCAGCACCATCGCTGGTGTGCCTTCAGCTCTGGTAAAAGTCTATCTAGTATTTTGTAACCTAAGCAAGGGGAATGTGCGCTACGCGCAGAGGGAATTGGCGTCCCGCTAACAGGGAATTGGCTCTACGAGCCAACCTCCTATCCCTCCCAAGCTCCAAGAGCCTGGGTTTCCCGGAGGCTACTGTGAAGGGAGAGCAGGATGAGCGAGTGGGATTGGCTGAATCTCGACCTGGGCAGTGGCGAGGGCTACGGCACGGTCATGGCGCCAGGGTGGGGCGATGCCTTTGGCGGGGCGGGGCCGGAATATACCAATTTCAGCGGCATGGGGGGCTCCGAGGATTTCCTCAGCTGGAACGACCCGTATGGCCCGGGCTCCAGTGGCGATCCGAGCTTGACGGGAGAAGGCAGCGGCAACTGGTGGAACACGATCCTCGGTGCGCTCGGCAGTGTCGGCGGCTTCCTCGGCCAGCACGCCGGCGTGCTCGGCCCGCTCGTGAGTGGCGCGGGGTCGCTGGCGGGTGGCGCCATTGGCAGCAACGCCAGCGCCGACGCGGCCCGGCAGCAGGCGGCGGCCCTGAACCGGGGCATGGACCTCCAGACGGCGCAGTGGCTCCAGCAGCAGGCCAATCAGGCGCCATGGCTCCAGGCCGGACAGCAGGCCTTGCCACAGCTCCAGCAGCTCGCCGGGCAGGGGCCGCAGGCGGCCTTCCAGCCGCCGCCGTCCATCAGTGGGGCCGGGTACGCCTTGCCGCAGATCGCCCCGACCTGGAGCCCGATGGCGTACGCGGGACCCCAACGTCCAGGCGGCGGGGACATGAGCGGCATGATGACGCATGGGATGACGGGCGACCCTGCCACAGGGACGGGGGGCGGTGGCCTCTGGGGCGTGCCAAACCCGGACGCCTACCGCTACACGCCGGGGGCCGTTCCCCAGGCCAGCCAGTACGGCTATCAGGGGCCGCAGGCCGTGCAGGCGGGGGACTACCGCTGGACGCCAGGCCAGGGACCGCGGGCGCAGGACTATCGCTACACGCCGGGCCAGACTCCCGACGCGGCGCAGTACCGCTACACCCCGGGCAGTGCGCCCCGGGCCGCCGACTATCGGTACACGCCGGGGGCCGTGCCGACCTTGAGCGGGCAGGAGCTGCTCGCGAACGATCCGGGCGTGGCTTTTCGGCTCCAGGAAGGCCGCAACGCCATGGAGGCCTCGGCGGCCGCGCGGGGCGGCGCGCTCTCCGGGCCGGCGCTGGCCGCCCTCCAGCGCCAGGGGCAGGAACTCTCCTCGCAGGAGTACGGCAACGCCTTCGAGCGCGCCAGCCAGCAGGCGCAGATGCGCGAGGGCTGGAACCAATACGCCACGCAGCAAGGGTTTGGGCAGGCGGCGCAGGAAGCCCAGATGCGCGAACAATGGGGCCAACAGGCCACGGCGCAAAACTTTGGCCAGGCCATGAGTGCGGCGCAGCTCCGCGAGCAGCTCCAACACGTTGCCACCCAACAGGGCTGGTCGCAGGCCCAGACCGAAGCCGCCTTCCGTGAGCAGATGGCGCAGCAAGCGTCGCAGCAGGGCTTCTCGCAGGTGCTCGGCGCGCAAGGGCAGCAGTGGCAGCAGGGGATGGCCGGGCAGCAGTTCGACTGGTCGCGGGCCATGGGGGAGACGGGCGTGCGGGAACACCTGGCGCAGCAGGCCGGGAGCCAGAACTGGCAGCAGGCCCTGCAGGGGCAGCAGACGGCCTGGCAGCAAGGGCTCACCGGGCAGCAGTGGGAGCAGCAGCAGCGCCAGGCGTATGACCAGAGTGTCTACGACCGCATGATGCAGCAGTCGCAGACGCAGTACGGGCGGGATACGGCGCAAAACGCCACGGACTATGAGCGCATGCTGGCGCAGTACAACAGCCAGCTCCAGAACCAGCAGACGCAGTGGAACAGGCTCGCTGGGCTTGCGAACATCGGGCAAACAAGCGTAGGTCAACTCGGCACGCAGGGGGCGAACTATGCCCAGCAGCAAGCGAGTCTGCTCGGGCAGCTCGGCAATGCGCAGGGTCTGGGGGCCTTGGGGCCGGCGTTGTCCTGGCAACGCGCCCTGGGCGGGGCCACGAATAATGCGACCAGTCTACTGGCGAGCCTGAATCGTTAGGAGGGGGCGATGTCCACCCTGGGATCGTTGATGTTGGCACTTGGGGACACAGGGATCAAACCCTATAACGAACAAGAGTTGATCGAGAACCGTATCCGGAGTGGCAACCTCCAGAACCAGACTGGCCTGCTGGAACTCGCCGCACTGACGCGACAGCAGGAGACAGCGGCCCGTACGCGCCAGGCGCTCCAGGAGAACCCAGGGCTGGTGCTCGGCGGTGGGGGGAGTACCCTGGCGAGCCCCGCGTTGACCATGCCGCAGGGTGGTGCCCCCATGACGCAGCAGACCGTCATGCCAGGGCAGCCCCCGGGCGCACCCCAGACGGTGCCCGGTGGGCAGGACCTCAGCCGCTTCGCCACGCCGCCGCCCGGCGGGATGCCAGGTGGCGGGCCGCAGTCCACGCTTGGCGGGCTGGCGCCCCAGCCCCGGCAGAACCCCATCGAGGCGCTGATGCGTCAAGATCCTGACGCGGGCGTGCAGATCCTGAAACTGCACCAGGGGCAGCAGGACCGGCAGTGGAAGATCCAGGAGCAGCAACTGAGCATGCGCGAGAAGGTCGCAGGCTATCTGACACGACGGTCCCAGGGGGTCAAGAATCAGGAGGACCTGGAGGCGATGCGCCATGATCTCCAGCAGTCGGGCCTGACGCAGTACGCGGCCCGGTTGCCGCAATTCTACTCGAAAGAAGCGATGGAGACGTTAAGCGCGAGTGGGCAGAGCATGCTGGAGAATGCCCAGACGACGTTAGCGCAGGCCCAGGCCGCGCATGCTGAGCAGAAGGCGCAGACGGAGCAGTATAACCGCACGGTGTTCCTGCCAGAACTCATGAAGCCCTCCGGCGCGGCCCCTGGGGGGGAATCCGCGCCGACCACGACCGGGACGCCCGCGCCCGCCGAGGTGGAGACGGCCGTGCAGGAGGCGGTCAAGCAGTATCCCAGGGTGCGTCCGGAGATTGCCAGGGCGATCATCGCGCAAGAGTCCAATTTTGATCGCCAGGCCGTCTCCAAAGTGGGCGCGCAGGGCTACATGCAACTCATGCCGGCCACGCAGCGTGAAATGGGCGTCAAAGACCCCTTTGATACGCGCCAGAACATCCTGGGCGGCGTGGGCTATTATGACAAAATGTTGACGCGCTACGACGGCGATGAACAGCAAGCCCTCGCGGCGTATAACGCGGGGCCAGGACGGGTCGATGCGGCCAAGGGGGATCTCAAGGCGCTGACCCAGGAGACGCAAGACTACGTGCCCAGTGTCCTCCAACGGGCGCAGGTGGGGGCCACGGCCCGGGGACCGGCCACGGGGCCGCAGGTACAACGGATTGACGCAAAGATTGCGGAGCTGACGCGCCAACGGGACATGGCCGCGAAGGCCGCCGCGGCGGCGGGGGGGAATCCTGGCATGAATACCCTCGCCGACAACCTGACCCGACACATTGACGACTTGCGTACGGACCGCGACAGACAGGAGGAGATTCCCCGCGCGGTGCAGAAAGAGACCGAGATTACCCGGGCAAAAACTGGCCTGGAACGCGAACGCCAGACACAGCCCCTGCTGCCCGAGGACCGCCGCAAGTTGCTGACCGGGCTGCGGAGTGACATCAGAGCCGAGCCGACCTTCAAGCTCTATCAGGATGTCCGCAACGGCTATCAGAACGTGCGTATTGGGGCGGCAACAGACAGCGGACAGGGCGATCTGGCGATTATCAACGGCATGGCAAAAATCCTCGACCCAAACAGTACGGTTATGTCGGGAGAGGCGAAGAATGTGGAGACAGCGCAGGGTGAGTTGGAGCGCTGGTTCAACTCGCCACAACGTTTCTTTGCAGGAGACCGCTTGACGCCAGAGAATCGGCAGCGCTTTCTTCGGCTTGCACATGCCATGGCGAAGGAAAAACTGACGACCGCACGCACGGAACTGACGGCGGTGTATGAACCGCTGGCCAAAGAAGGCAATATTCAGTTCAGTCAACTTTTGCCTATAGAAGATCTTACACCGCTCGGGCCTGGTCCGAACGTCGAGAAACTTGAAAAGCTCATTGCACGATAGCTGTGGCTCTATTTCGTGCGAGGTTGCCCCACAATACACTGTGGTACTCAGGGGGTGCAAGGATGCCAGCCGTTGATTTTGCCCCGCTCATGGATACGCCTCTGTGGAAATCCTGGGAGGATGACCAGGGGAAGGTGAAGCGCAAGGAAGCGCTGTCGCTCTGGCAGGATAAGGATACGAGCGAGGAGGACCGTGCCACCATGCTCCAGAGGATGCAGGCGCTGCCGCAGCCAACGTCCGCGGGCGACACGATTCCCGCGTCAGCTCCTCCGCAAGAGTGGGCGCCAGGCCAGGGGCCCTCCGCATGGGAAGCCCTGAAAGGCGCCTTTGCCGGCACGCAACGCCTCCCCTGGCAGCAGGCGCCACCCGATGCCGGCACCGATCCGTCACAGCTTGTCGTCGAGGCAGGAAAAAAGTATATCCCAGCGCCAGTGCGTGGAGTGATTGAAGCCATGGCCGGCCCATCGAATGTCCTTGAAGGGGTGGCCACGCTCGCGGTGCCTGGCCCGCTGAAACCTGTCGCGGCGGGGGTGGCAGCCGGGGCCGGGGAAGGGATCAGGCAATGGGGCGCTGGCGAGCCCATGGACTGGCGCAAGATGGCCAATGAAGCGATCTGGTCTGCGGGCCCAGAAGCGGCGGAGTCTGTGGGCCGGCAGACCGTGCGGCAATTTGCCCGCGAGACGCCGGGCGGCAAAATCCTCCGTGGGGCGCAGGCGGCGGCGGAGGCCCGTGGCGCACCAGGGCGGATCTTTCAGCCACGTCCAGCCGACCAGATTAGCGATGCGTTCGAGGACGTGCGCCGCACGGGCCTGACCATCGATACGCAGGACATTACCAACCATCTCACGACCCTTTCTCCCGGCAAACAGGCCGATACGCTCAATGTTCTGACGGGCTTAGACCGGGAGCACCGCACCGGAGGCCGCTATGTCCAACTCTACCATGATCTCACGACCGGCCGTGGGATGGCAGGGAGCAGTATCGGGGATTTGCAGACCATGCGCAGCCATCTCCGGCAGCGGGCAGAACACCTCCGCAGTGGGTCTCCCGAAGCCAGGCAGCTTGTCCAGGACCTGCAAGGCGCCGTCGATGATGCGATTGACTTTGGGCTGACTTCAGGGGCCATGCACGCCTCGACGCCGCAGATCAGAGACACGCTCCATACGGCGCGGCGGGATTGGGCCAACAAGGCTGCCGCCGATGACATGGGCGAACTGATCGAGAACAAGATTTCTTCCACGCCGAACCTGGGGGATGCGACCCTCCGGCTGAGTAGCTTTGTCGATGAGATACGCCGTGGGCGCAGCGAAGCGACCAAAAGCATCAACCGCTCGCTGGATGTCACGCCGGGGGCACGTGATCGGTTCAATACGGAGATGCAGGAGATTTCCAGGCTGTATCAGGATGTTGAATTATCCATGACCGATGTGCAAGGGATCTCGCGGCTGCCAGTCATTGCGGGGGTACGGCAGGGCCTGGGGAAAATCCTCCTGACGGATTGGGGTCGTCAATGGTTCAAGGATGCCGTGACCGAAGGCCGGGGGACGTTGTCACCGAACGCCGTGGGCTTTTTGGTCAATGTGGGCCGGCGGGCATTGGCCCCAGAGGCGGCAGAGGATCGCCCGATTCGTGCCCCACAGGAATCCCGACAGGCCCCGGGCGGGCGGGGGCGGAGTACGGACTAGGCTGCGAGCCAGAGGACCGCGCCGAGCGACAGGGCGACGAGCAGTCCAGCCATGACCACATAATCGAGCCAGGGGCCATGTCGCCCGGTGAGCTGCGCAAGGGGGCCGGCGTGCCCGAGACCCCAGGTCGCTGCGTGCGCCGTCCGCACCGTCAGCCAGTCAGCGGCCGCAGAGAGACACAGACCGACAGTCAGGGACAGCAGGCCCAGCAGCAGGAGCACCAGGTAGCCAACAGCGAGGGCCATGACGGCGGCAACAGGCCCAAGAATGAGCCAGAAGATCCATGGTTCAACGTACATCGACAACTCCTTCAGCCCCCGGCAGCCAGGGGCGGTGTGGGTGAGCGCGGCAAGCGCAGCAAGATTTGCCACAAGGCCGCAAAGGTGGCACCAAAGCCGACGAGCATAATGCCGATCACGAGAGTGAGCTTGCTGTCAATGCCGTTGAGGCGTTCGGCCATCACGGTATGCCGCACGTCGATATCGGCGGCAGCGATGGCGGCGTGACGGGCTTCGGGCTCTGGGGCGCCAGCAGCGAGGAATGCCGTGTAGGTTTCGGCTTGTAACAGTGCCATCAGGGCTCCTAGCGTGCCAGGCGCTGCATCTGCGCCTGATGGTCTTTGAGCATCTGCGCATGCTGCACCTGTGTCTGGCGGAGCGACACGCTCATGTCGCGCATGGTAACAATGGCCTGTGCGGCGACGAGGAGCAGGCAAAGAGCCCGGGCCAGATAGATGCCGAGCATAATGCGGTCAACGAGGGTCAACATGCGTGGCTTTCTGTCTGGGCGTCTCAAAGTACGCCGATTTACATTTGGCACACTGCCGAATCTCCGCCTTGCGGGGGATCCAGGTATGGCCACAACGTTGGCAGGTGATGGTCTTGATCTCAGTTTGCATGTCCATAGTATACCCTATCGGTTCCTTATACGTAAACCTTGAGCAGAAAGTGTCGTATGGCCCCTGTTATTGAGCCAACAACGATTGTTATCGTCCCATGGCCAGTCTTCCAGGCCTTCGTAGATTCTGAGGCGGCCATCGGGGCAAAATTATATTCATTTATTCCTAGCACATCTACTCCTAAATCAACCTATATAGATCCATTCATGGTTACGCCCAATAGCAATCCCGTGGTGCTCTCGGATCAAGGCTCGGCACTCGTGTATCTCGACGGCGTGTATGACCTCAGATTATACGATAGTGATGATGTATTAATATGGGAAGTTCATAGCTTTTCGTACCAAAGCGGCGTTACGCCCTCGCCCGGCCTGGTGCAGGTCGGCTCCGCGCAGGCCACCATTGACGCCATTGACGGCGCGGCCGTGCTCACGGCCACGGGTCTGGCGCCGGCGGGCTACCGCCTGCTCGGCCTGACGACGGAGATCACCGAGGACTTTGGCACGTCGCACGGCCTGACGGGGCTCCTCCTCGGGGACCAGGTGGTGCTCGACCGCTGGGGCGACCAACCCACCCTCACCGTCGGCACGGTGCAGCGTGAGCAACACTTTCACAGCGACACGGAGGTGTGCACGGCGGTGCCCTACGAACTGCGGGTGAGCGCGGCGGGCGGGCTCTTTGACGGGAGTGGCCAACTCACGGCGCGCCTCTACTGGCAATTCCTGGGGACGACGGAACCCCCTGGCACGAACCCGGCGATGGTCGAGTTCGGGTCCACCGAAGCCACCCTGACGGCGAGTGATGGCGCCAGCGTGCTCACGGCGAGCGGCCTGGCGCCCGCCGATGCGCGGCTGCTCGGGCTGACCACGACGGTGGTGACGGAGTTCGGCATCTCCCGGGGCCTCACGGGCCTGATCCTGGGCGATGGGGTCGTGAGTGATCGCTGGGGCGTGAGTGGCTCGCTGACGCCCGACACGACCACCAATCAACTCGATTTCCACAGTGACACGCAGCCCATCGCACCGCCGGGCTATACCGTGCTGGTGAGTGCGCAGGGCGGCACGTTCGATGCCACCGGGCAACTGCAGGTGACGCTCTACTGGTCCACACTGATGCCCCTCTAGGGGAGGAACCCTATGCCAAATACACACGCTGTGGCAGATTTTGCCTATGAGCTGCAAGCGACCTGTGAAGATTTGCTGCCGGCCTGTATCGTGAGCACGACATGGCCCACGGTCCCCGTGTCCTCGATGACGCTCGCGGCGTTCGGTACTCTTGGATATGTGAGGGACGGTCACGCCCTGGTCTATGTAGAGCAACCCTCTATTACGGTGCCTCTCTCTGGGTCAGATGGAACATACTGGTTGGGTATGACTCGCGATGTTTCCACCGCCTATGCTGGCTGGACCCGTAGAGCTGGCAGCAGCTACGTCTGGCGTTTGTCTGGGACACGTCCGCCCGACGTGGACGGCCTGCTCGTGTTCGCGTCGTGCACGGTCGCCGGCGGCATCATCACCGCCGTCACCCCGGCCCCCGGCGTGACCCGCGCTGAGGCGTGGCGGGCGCTGAGCGGCCTGGGCACCATGGCGACGCAGCACGCGAACGCGGTGGCGATTACGGGGGGGACGGCGGCCTTGACGACGGCGCAGGTGGGCTGGACGGCGGAGCCGGGGTATCAGCTCACCGTGAACCAGCTCTACGCCGCCGGGGCCTCGCACTTCCAGTACCCGGTGGGCCTGGGCACGGCTCCGGTGGCGGGCTATGCCCTCACGACTGGCGTCGGTGCGAGTCTCTTTAACGGGCCGGTCGGGGTCATGCTCGCCGTGCCGGCGGGCTTTGACCTCGCGACGGACCGCTTCTATACCAACGGCGCGTCCCGCCTCAATGGCCCCATCGGGTGTGGCACGGCCCCCGACCTCTCGGGCATCAATCAGGTCACGATTGGCTACGGGAACCTCTCTGTGCAAACGCAGGCGTTCAAGCCCGGGGGCGGCCCTTTCGCGGATAGCAGCGACGCGCGCCTCAAAACCGCCATCCAGGAGATCCCGGATGCGCTCGGCATCCTGACGGCCCTCCACGGCATCACCTACCGCTGGCGCGATCCAGTCAAACGCGGCGGACGCACCGGCTCATACTTTGGCCTCATTGCCCAGGAGGTGCAGCCGGTCATCCCCGGCTGGGTGTCCACCGGGCCAGACACCTATTTACAACTGGAAATCCAGGGCTTTGAAGGACTCACCGTGGAAGCCCTGAAGCAATTGGTCTCGCGTATGAGCGAGCTTGAAACACGTCTGGCGGCGCTGGAAGGAGGCACGTGAACCTCTCCACCTAATCGCTACGCGATCTCGATGGAGATTCCGGCTCACCGGAGAACCACCGGACAACACGGTATTGGTTCTCTGGATACATCATTACGGCCGCTGCCAGTTCCTGACAGGTGCTGTCAAACCAGCGCTCCGGGTTGGGCGACACCTTCGCATCGGCCTCAGAGCCCAGGGAGCAGCATGGCAATGTATCTCTCAACGTTTCACATTTTACGTCCGGGACTTCCCCGGACAACGCCCTATGCGAAGTGCAAAGAGCAAGCCGTCACGTCAGCATTGAAGCTCAACGGACGGAGACACAAGGTCTGTGCTAATCGTACCTTGTATATTGTGACCTATGCAACTGATTTGTGCAGCTCCGCTGCATAGGGAATTGCCCCTCGTGGGGGGCAACGTTTCCTTCACCCCCACCTAACCACTCGGAAGTGGTCTAGGTGGAGTACTAGAAACGAGATTGATAGTATGGCCGAACCGTCCACCGAACAGATGCAACTGGTCGCCAGTGACGCATTCCTCACCCGCGTGCAGTACCTGGCCTGGGACGAGGCGGCGCGCGTCGTCGATGAAGACCAGGCCACGCCCGAGCACGAGGCACGGGTCAACCTGGCGCATACGTTTCTGACGTACCCGGCACAGACGGCACCGACGATTGCCCTGGCGATTTGTCGCTCGAATGCGCCGGGGCGGGTCATCTTGGGCACGGTGGTGCCGAGCGAAGACCCCATGCTGGTCGATAGTAGTGCGCCGGATCTGGCGCTGAGCAGTGCTATCACCTTTTACTGGAACTCGATCGCGCAGGTGGCGACGGGAGGCGAAGCCTGAGCGCCGCCCTGCGCCCCGCCGTCGAGGCCCGCCTGGCCACGCTGCGCCAGGAACTCGCCACCGGGAACGACGCGCTCACGCAGCTGGAGACGCGGCGCACCGTGCTCAGCGAGATGCTGCTGCGGATCGCTGGGGCGGTGCAGGTGCTGGAAGAAGTGCTCGCAACGCCCGAACCGGTGGACGCGTCTGCGGACGGTCCCGCGCCAGAGGAGAGCATCCGTGGTGACGGTCTTCTTGCTCCTGGGGATTGCAGCCCTGGTGCTCGTGGTGATCGAGCTGCTGCGGGCCATCCCGCTGGGGCGCTGAGGCGTGGCTGACGAAGCTGCGACAACCACACCAGGTCCAGCGCCATCTTCCGCAACGAAGTGGTGGCAATGGGCGCTCGTCTATCCTGCCCTCGGGACGAGTCTGTTTGCCGCCGTCCCTCGCGTCTGGGAGGAGTATAAGGCGCTCAGGCTGGGCGTGGCACGCTCCGAACTCCAGCTGGTGCAGGAACAGGAGCGCTTATGGCAGCGCAACCTGGCGTGTATCCAGGAGCAGGGGACCTGGGAAATTGACGGGCCACATGGGATTGTCGTGCGCGCGACGCTCTGCAGTCAGACAGGGGATGTGCTCCTCAGGTATCACGTTGGTGCGTGGCCAAGTATCTATAGGTGGATGGCTTTGCCGGTGGAGAAGGTGACACAAAAGTGACTGAAGAGGAGTGGGGCAGGTGGATGGCGCGACAGCTAGCGCGGTGGACGGCGTGGTTCGACGACTGGTCTGGCATCCTGATCATGATGATCTGCATGCTCATCGTTATCGCGCTCGCGTGTATCTTCCTTCTCTGAGCCCCACGCTGCTCCTCCTGCTGCTGCTCCTCAGCGCCTGTGCGGGACCCCGCGAGCGTATCGTGCTGCTGGGCGCTGAGCCCGGGGAAGCACTGACCGTGACCACGGCCACGGGTACTACCACCCTCACGGCGCCCGACAGCACGGCGAACATCTGGAAGGGCGGGAAGCTCCTGCTCGGGACGCTGCCGCCCGCGACGATTCAGGAGCGCTATGGGGCGGTCATTGCGACGGCGCCAGAGGGGGCAGCCACGTATACGTTCCGGTTCGCCACGGGCAAGGCCGGCCTCAGTGCCGAGGGGCGTGTCACCCTGGGGCACCTGCTGGCAGAGGTCCACCGGCGTGGGCCGGTGGAGGTGGTCATCGAAGGGCACTGCGACCAGGTAGGGACGGACGCGGCGAATGATGCGCTGTCGCTGGCCAGGGCAGAAGCGGTGCGTGCGCTGCTGGTGCAGGGGGGGCTGACCGCGACGTTTGTGCGCGTGACGGGCCGTGGCGAGCGTCAGCCGGTGATTGATGCGCCAGAGCGGCCAGAGCCGAAGAATCGACGCGTCGAGGTGACGGTGCGCTAGGGCATCAGCAGGCCCTCCAATCGGGTGATCTCTTCCTAAGAAATCGTTGCTGGAGACCCCGTACTTCAGTGCGGGGAGGAAAGCAACGTTGCGTTGCAAACGCAACAGTTTTGTGCTAC